TGTGAATAGGATGCACCGGTATACCAGCATCAATCGCATCCGGAACGTGATCAACGCCCCATGGGCACCAATTACCGGCAACGCCGTGAAAACCAAAGAAGTCAATGTAGATGTTATCATCATCAGCATTGGCTCCAACTGTAAGGGCTTGATTAAACCGACGTGTAAAAGATTTGGACACAAGATGGTCTGGTGCACCCTCTATACTTCTTTCGAAGTCATGATAAGGGTCAACTGCAGAAACCAGCCAATCCTGTCCGTCTTTGGACATTCGTGAAGAAATTTGTTGTGGTAGTGAAATATTGCGAGGCATGTTTTATAGTTTGCAGGATTTATTAATTTTTCTAGCTGTGGGGGAGACGTCACTAGGAACGGACTGTACATCCGGATGAAACTTAATAAGGGCTCCCGTGCAGTCTCTCGGCATTTATCTGTAGAACTTAGCACGGAAATATTGAGGAACAGAGTTCCACCGTTTTGGGAGCATTACACATCCGAACCCCCTCCCGAAAAGCCATACTCAGCGTAAGGGAATACACCTAGTATGGGTTCATTTCCCCACAATGGTGGCGGAAGTGACAAGAACCTCTCTTCTATTGCAATTTGGTGCTCGGGTAACACACCAGTAGCATTATAGAAGGATACCCGCGCCTCTTCGGTAATCTCAACTGCCTTCGGTGACAGATTATTCGTCCAATAATTCCACCACCCATACATGTCTTGTGCATTTAAATCAACACGATCATTAGAAAATGAAATCAAGTATTGGTTGAACGCTTGTAAAACAGGTATGCCCTTATGTAAGGATAAGCCAGCATCACCGATTGCCGCAAAGTATGGCAAATATGTTTCCTTTGTAATGTTTTTGGTTGTGAACGTATCCTTTGAAATACATTTAGGGAAACTACGCATCATAACGTAGTTCCCCGTTGAAGACAGGATTCATCTGGCAAAATGAAATCCGTTCAAGAGTATTGACTGGCTCTTCAACTTTTAACACAAACCCGAGTTCACGACAGAACTCAGAAAAGGGCCTGAGTAGATGTAAATCCTCGGCCTCACAAATTACAAAAGAATCATCACCATTAACCATTAAAGAAGGCCATTTGGTGAATGGTTGATTAGAGATGAATGAAAACATCATTGAACATTGCAATATTGTGTTTCCACACCCAGTATTCATATCCCCTGAGCATCTGCCAACTGAAACATACTTAATAATGCCGTCAGGACACATTATTGTGGCACGTGTTTGTAGTTGCTCCTGCAACAGTCTAAACAATTCACGTGAATGAAAATGCAGCTGGTAAAATTTATGCTCAAATTTAAGCATAGCTTTAGAAATGTGCTGATCAAACCTGCTTTGATCAAACCCAACACAAACAGGATGGGTATATCTACCCCATTTCTTTGCTATGATGTCACCAAGGGTGTATGAATTCATGCCTTTGGCTACTACGGGCAAATCATCTCGACACATACATGCCAGGTTTTCATAGACGACATGCTCTGCGGCCTTTATATAACGCCCCACTAAAACGTTATATTCAGGAGAACGTGGTTGTACAACACGTGGTACAAGTCTTTTATTTTCAAGTGGCAGTTTCTCGAATTTAATAAAAGCCCTGATCTTGCTCCACATCCTGACATCCCTCCACGTCCAACCACCAAGTACGCGTTCCACTGCCCTTTGGTATAACTGTTTCTTACGGCCATGGACAGAATCAACAAAAGTTTGAAAATCCCATGCGGCGATAAACGAAGCAGTTTTCCTATAAGCAGTGTACGCGACATCAAGGTGGCCCAGCACTGTCGCCTCGCTAGGGCGAAACGGTTCTACAGCCTGACCGTTTATGATATGATAAAACACACGTTCCATGACGACAGTCCACGCCACATCGACGGTGTTTGTGAAAGCCACGAAAGTCGTGGAGGACAGGCCCTCTATACCAATGATATATTTACTAAAAAGTTTATATCTATTGGTAATACACCTTTTTAATACCGCCCCTGTGTGCGTTAAGTTGGTGCTAACAAAACGCAGCGGTATTTGG